GGTGGGAACCTTCGGCGCTTTACCTTTCGCCAGCATGATTCCCGCCTTCCAGTGTCCGGGACTGAGGAAGCATCCCGGAGTGGGTCTTGACGACCTGTTGCAAACGTAGCGGACTTCCTACCGCTTTCCCTGGTCAACCCAGCTTGCTCTCACAAGCTCCGCCCTTTAGGGCGGGGTAGTTGACATCCTCGACCGAGAGCCTTGCGGTCTTGGCCGCCGAGGTGGCGTATTTGAGCCCCTCGGTGAGCTGCTCAAGGTTTTTGAGCTGGAAGCGCTGCTGCGTGGCGGTGAGCACGTCCCCCATGCGCGCGAACTCGGCGCTCATCTCGCGCGTCGGGTCGCGCATGTTGTTATAGAGGATGGCGACCGCCTCGCCGGCTTCGGCGGTAGCGCCTCGCGTGGCCTGGGCGACCTTGATCGACACCTCGGTCGCGTAGTTGGCCAGCGCCTCAGGGATGCCTGCCGAGAGGATGTTGTAGGTGGTGTCCAGGTATTCGCCGAGCGTGACTTTGTTCTCGCGCGTGAAGGCGCGCGCACGGTTGGTGATCCTGGTCAGCGCTTCGTCGGTGACGCCGGGCATGGACGCGAGTAACGCCCGCGCATCGTCAAAGGACATAAAAGCCTGTGCCGACGTCACGGCGATGGCCTGGGCGCGCTGTGACACCCCCGAGAGCGCCGAAGAGAGCGCATGCGCCGCCGCGCCCGCTGCCGCAATCTTGGTAGAGAGCCGCTCGACACCCCCCATCACGCTCTTGAGCGGCGCGGACAGACGGTCTATCAGGCTCAGCGTCACCCCGATGGTCATGCCGGTCATTGACATGGGCGCGCTCCTGGACTATAAATCGGGTATGGCATCGCTCATCCTGTCATTGCTTGCCGCGACGCTGGCCGCCGTGCCGGTGTGGGCGATCTTCGGCCCGGTCCAGGCGCTCGGAACGGCCGCGGGGTTGGCGCTCGTGCTCTGGCCGCTGATGGCGCTATCCATGCGCATCATGGGCATGATCCTCGCCTTCCTTAGCGAGGCCATCACCAACCACCGCGCGCTCGAATAACGCGCTCAGCGCGCCGCACCCACTCGGCAAACTCGCTAAGCTCCATCTCCCGCCCCACCTCCGGCGGCCAGTGGTAGGCCAAGGCCAATAGCTCTAGGCCGTCCATGGGGGCAATCAGACGTTTCCCAGCATCTCCGCCACCGCTTTGCTGGCGGCGGCAAAATCGGCCGCATCCAGCTCGCGGATAGCCTCAGGCGGCAATTCCGCCAGGTTGGCGATGAGTGCTATGGTCTTGGCCGTCTCGCCCGCGATTTTGTCGATCGCTTCCAGATCGCGCACCTTGGGGCGACGCAGCGTCAGCACCCCCACCTTGGCACCGTTGATCTCGATCGGTTCGCGTAAGGTTACGGTCGTCATCAAGCCTCCTTTTTGGCGCGTTTGGACGGGGTTTGCACGGGGTTTGTAGGTGCCTCTGGCGCGGACTCTGGTTCCACATACGCGACCGCGTGCCCGGATTGGATGAGACGTTCCGCGATCTCATCCGGCAAGTTGAGCACCACGCCCTCGCGCAGCAGGTAGCCGTAGATGGCGGCAGTGGTTTTGGGCAAGATCAGCATCTCACACCCCCAGCGCCGCGCGCATCTCTTGCAGCTGGTCGGTGCCGTTGATGACGGCCACCAGGTTCACCGGGTCGATCTCGTGCACGGTGCGCCCGTCCACGTCCATTTTGTAGTAGTGGATCATGGCGTTGATCTTGAGATCGCTGGCTTCGGTCGGCTTCCAGGTATCCGGCTCGAAGGCCAGCACCGCGCGCAGGGTGATCTCGATCGGGCGGCAGGTGCCGTCGTAGTCGTACATCCCGCCGGTAAAGCGCAGCTGCACCAAGCGGCCCGGCACCACGCTGAAGGCGGCGAGCACGTCCGGATCGTAGCCGGTGAGGGTGAAGGAGGCCTCGAGCTTTTCCACCGCGCCCATGGGAATGGCGACCTCCGCCCCCATGCCGCCAGCCTTGTATTCGCGCACGATGGGGGCGAGTTTCGGGGGGTTGAACTCGGCCACGCGGCCGATGTAGCCGCGGCCGTTGACGAAAGCGCTCATGTTGGCGAGTACGTGTTGGATGGCCATGATGATTCTCCTTAGTTGACAAACAGGGTGGTGGTGTAGTCAGGCACCAAGTGGCTGCGGAAGGTAACGCGCTCGGCCGGGTACGGCGGCGTAAAGTCGAAGTCGAAATAGACCTTGCCCGCAGCGATATTGGCCGGGCTGTTTAGCTCTTCGTCCAGCCAGCAGCGCCCGCCGAGGATCGCGCCCAAACTCTTGAGATGGCGCAGGTAGGCGTTGACGCCCTCTTGCACATCGCGCACATAGGCGCGGCCGATGGCGCGGTCCACCGCCCACAGGTGGGCTTGCAAAAGCGCCTGGTGGATCATGTCCGCCGTGCGGCGCACCGACAGGAACGCCCACTTCGGATCGTTGCTCGCGCTGCGGTTGCCCCACAGGCGCAGGCCCTGTTCGTTGACGAGGGTGGCGACCCCTTCCTCGTTGAGCATATTGGCCTCAGAGTTGGTGTTGCCAAGCTCAAAGTCCACTGCCCGTGCGGCGCGGGTGACGCCCAGGATGGGGTTGTTCGACGGGCTCCACCAAAAGCCGCGCTCGTTGTCAATGCGCGCCATCAGACCGGCGACGGCGGGGCTAGCGGGCAGCGTCTGGCCATCGATGACGACGCCGGGGTCGATGATATAGGCGCGGTCGGATCCGAACTGCCGCCGGTAGGTGATGGCTGCGGAGCTCGTGGTGTTGGGGCCGTCGATCACGGCCACTCCGCGCACTTGCTGCGCCACGCCGATGAGCGCATCGGCAACCGTCTTGTACTGGCTAAAGCCCGGCGCGAGCAGGATGCGCGGCGTCACGCCCACCGTGCCACGCGCCGAGAGCAGCGCGGCGATACCGGTGCGCGCGCCCGTGGTGGTGTCGGTACCGCCGATGACCGCCGCCAGCCGCTCGTTGACATCGGTGGTGTTCGGATCGTCAGCCACGTCCGGCACGCGGATGACTACGATCACCGGCGCGATGCCCTGCGCGTGGATCAGCCGCACGGCAGCGGGCAGCGTGCCGGTAGCGCCCAGCCCCGCCGCCGTGCGCGGGGTGATTATCATGACTGGAGTGTTGAGCGGGAAGAGCGTTGCGTCTGCCGCCGGCGCAGTGCCGACGAGACCGATGACGCTCGATCGCGCCGTCTGGATCGGGCGGATGCCGTCGTCAATATCTATGACTTCGATGCCGTGAAGGAAGGTATCAGCCATAAGTTACTCCTTACAGGTTGGGGTTGATGTTGGTCGATGGCGATGGCAAGGTTGAGCAGTCGTTGGCGCATGGCATCACTCAACAGCGAGGATTTGCGCAGCCCGCCCCGGCGCGATTAGCCCCGCGATCTCCAGCGCCTGCACCCCGGCCTGGGTGACCGGATTGGTGAGCGTGATGCCCTCCGCCGCCTGCCATTTGAGCAACGCGGCCTTGAGCGCGGGATTGGTCTCGGCGGCCGCCACGATCGCCTGCATTTCCGCTTCGGTAAAGCGCAGCAAGAACTGCAAGCGCGTAATACGCGCCGGTGTCGCGCGGTCGGCCGCGGTGACGGCAAAGGTGACAGCTTGCACCGCCGCCACCTCCTGCGCGGCATTAACTTCAGCCTCGCAGCGGTTGGACGCGCGCCGGATCGCTTCGCGCTCCAGTATCACTTCCTCAGACGTCTCGCCCGGCAGCCCCAGGCGTTCGCGCTCCTGCGCGCGCTCCAGCCGCCAGGTGAGCGCTTCGATGTTGGCTTGTGCCTGGCGCTTGATCTCGGCAATGCGCGCGGCCTTGGCGCGCGTGAGCACGATGGCCGGGTCGTGGATCAGCGCTTCGCCCTCTAGCCGGTATTCGCTCGCGTGCGCGGGGTCAAAGTCCGCGGGAGCATCCATGACCCGCATCCCCGCCCCCGCCACAAACGCCGGGTCAGTCGTGATCCCCACCACAGCGCCGGTTGTCTCGTCGATGATAACGCGCATGTTGCCTCCTTAGACTGTGATGTAACGCACGTAGAGCGTGGTGTAACCGGTGCTCCACCCGTTACGCCGCAGACCGTTACAGGCGGCCACAAAGTTGGCGTGGTCGCCATCGGAATTGCAGCGGGTACCGTCGTCGTTGTAGGTGCCGGGAACGGTGCCATTGTTCCCCACGCTATACAGCACACGGGAACCACCAGGTTGAATAACCCCGGAGGCTGCTCCAGTGTTCGTTGCCCCGCGCCGCCAGTTGAGGTAGTCCGATTCATTACTGGAGTACCACCGACGTAGTAGAATGACCTTCGTGCCGTTGGACACGAAGTCGAATGTTTGCGCGCTAGTACTTGCATACTGGGTGCGGCCTGAGATACCGATCTGTCGCGCGATCTGCGCCGGGTTGGCTTGCAGTCTGGCCAGCGCGGTGTCGGATTCGTAGATCGCCGACCGCGCCGTGGCCGATGTCAGTACAGCATCGGCAGCGGTGTTACTAGCCCACACGGCATCCATCGCCGTGCTGCTCGCGACTACAGCGGCCAAAGCAGAGCTGTTAGCTATCACCGCCGCCATCGCCGTGCTGCTCGCCGCCACTGCGCGCATGGCCTCGGGGCTGGAGAGGATGCGCTCAAAGGCCTCGCTGTTGCTCGCGTCTTGCAGCCACGTTTCCAGCTGCTCGCCGGTCATGGTCTCCAGCAGGCGCAGGGCCGAGGGGCCAAGTAAATCAACCTCTGCGACAGCAGCGGCCATCTTGTAGAGCGCCCCCGCCATGAGCAGGTCGGTCGTCGAGGCGGTGGCGGGGTTGACCGCATCCAGGCGCGACTCAACTTCGGTCAAGAAACTGTTTCGAAAGCTGGTGAAACTCATAGCTCCTCCTTACAAAGCGGCAGCGATGAGCGCTAAAAGCTGCTGGTCCATCGCTTCTCGCGCCGCCTGCTCTGCCGCAATAGCCTG